TACGCCCTAGCTCTTCTTTGGACAAACTTAGGAAAGCTACAATTAATTGGATCTTTGAACCATTGGCTGACATAGCTCCTAACAAATATCTAAGCAGAAAATTTTGGACAGATTCAAGTGATCGTCTAATGTACGAAGGTAAAGCTCCACAGCTTGCCGATACTAAGCGAGCCCGCATGCCCGCATTCTTTGAACATGCAAACACCAACTTACCAAAATACGCTTGAGTGGGGACGCATCGAGAAAATCATAGATGATCTTGATGAGCAGTTTCCAGACAAGTTTCCAGACCACACGCTATCAGAAAAAGAAATATCTTTTAGGGCTGGTCAATTATCAATTATCAGATTATTAAAAATAAAAATTAAAGGAGAATAATTATGTGTATAGGCAGTTTATTTGGAGGTAGACAAAGAAATACTCCTCCACCTCCACCTCCAGCCCCACCAACAACACCACCCGCACCATTACCAGTTCAACAGGCTCCTACACCTCTACCAGAAGCTCCAACACCTACTCCTATTACAGAGGATGGTACTAAGAAGAAGGCAAAGGTAAAGTCTAAGAAGGCTTCAACAACAGCAGCTAAAAAAGGTACTACACAATTAGCAACTAAGAAACCAGCATCAGGTGGACTTCAAGGTATATCAACCAAACAAGGAGTCAACACTGGTGGTTCATCTGGCGGTGGTGGAGGCACATACGGTAGCCCATAATGAAAAACGCACGGCAACGATACAATGAGTTATCGAGTCACCGTGAACAATTCTTAAATGTCGCTTACGAATGTGCGGAACTAACTATTCCAACATTACTAATGAGAAACGAAGGTGATGCTTTATATCAAAGTTTTCAAACACCTTGGCAATCAGTCGGAGCTAAAGGAGTTACTACGCTAAGTTCAAAACTCATGCTAGGACTCCTACCTCCATCAACCAGTTTTTTTAAATTACAACTAGATGATTCTAAGATAGGTATAGATATACCACCTGAGTCAAAGAGTGAATTAGATTTATCGTTTGCTAAGATAGAGCGAAGTATAATGGAAAGCATAGCTGCCTCTACAGATAGAGTGCAGATTTTTGCTGCCCTAAAACATTTAGTTGTTACAGGCAACGCTCTTGTCTATATGTCGAAAGAGGGTATGAAAGTATATCCTTTAAATCGTTATGTAGTTGAAAGAGACGGTAATGGTAATGTGGTTGAGATAGTGACAAAAGAAAGAGTCAGTAAAAAATTATTAGGACTACCAGAGACAGATGGAGATAGTGTTAATGATGACTCAAAAGGTGACTATAAAGGAAGTAAAGATGTAGATGTGTATACTTGTGTAAAACTATATGATAATGGTTGGCGTTGGCATCAAGAAGCTAACGATTCAATCCTACCTGATAGTATAGGTAAGGCTCCCAAGGACAAGACCCCCTGGCTGCCACTACGTTTTGTTACGGTAGACGGAGAAGATTACGGACGTTCTAGAGTCGAAGAGTTTCTTGGAGACTTGAAATCTTTAGAAGCATTGATGCAAGCTATCGTTGAAGGTAGTGCAGCAGCAGCTAAAGTTGTGTTCACCGTATCACCTTCTTCTGTAACTAAACCTGCATCACTAGCTAACGCTGGTAACGGTGCTATCATACAGGGTAGACCAGACGACATAGGAGTGGTACAAGTGGGTAAAACTGCTGACTTCCAAACTGCATATCAAATGATTAACATGCTAGAGAAAAGATTAGCTGAGGCTTTTCTTGTCTTGTCAGTACGTCAGTCAGAGAGGACTACAGCAGAGGAAGTTAGAATGACACAGATGGAGCTAGAGAGACAGCTGGGTGGATTATTCAGTTTGTTAACGACAGAGTTCCTAATACCCTATCTCAGGCGTAAGATGCACACTCTTACAATTAGTAAACAAATACCATCATTACCTAGTGGCCTAGTTAAACCTACTATTGTAGCTGGTATTAACGCATTAGGTAGAGGACAAGACCGAGAGGCTCTTGTACAATTTATAACAACCGTAGCCCAAACTATGGGCCCAGAGGCTTTAGCTCAGTTTATGAATCCTGACGAAGCTATTAAACGACTTGCTGCATCTCAAGGTATTGATGTTCTTAATCTTGTTAAGAGTATTGATGAACGTCAAGCTGACCAAGAGCAAGCAATGCAAGCACAACAAATGCAATCCTTAACTGACCAAGCTGGTAAGCTGGCTAACGCACCATTGATGGATCCTTCTAAAAATCCACAAGCGTTAGAAGCAGTTGGGGCTGCAGCTCAAGCACTACAACCACAGTAATTATGGCAGAAACAATCCGTTACGACACTTCAGATGATCCAGTAGAAGCACAGGCAATAGCCGAGAAAGAAGCTGAGTCACTCAAAATTGGTGAAGAACTTATGGCCAAGCAAGAGAAAATGCTTGCTGGTAAATATAAGAATCCCGAAGAGTTAGAGTCAGCTTACCTTGAACTACAAAAGAAATTAGGTGAGTCTCAAACAGAAGAGACAGAGACTGAGTCTGAATCAGGATATGAATTATATACTGATGATGGTAAAGTTAACTATGAAACAGCTAACGAACTTTACGGAGATCAACTAGGTAATCTATTTAAAGATAATGATATAGACCCATTCGCAATGAGTAAACACTTTGAGGAGAATGGTGGTCAACTAAATGAGGACATGTATGGACAACTAGCAAAAGCTGGTTTATCTAAAAGTGTAGTTGATAGCTACTTAGATGGTGTCAGAAATGAAGTTGGTTTAAATCCTGATCCAGCAGAACCTGTATTATCAGAGGCTGATGTTAATGAATTGAAAGGTTTAGCTGGTGGTGAAGAGGGTTATAAAAATCTTATGGAATGGGCTGGCGAAAATCTAGGGCAAGATGCAGCTAAAGATTATGATGCTGTACTAGCCACTGGTAACAAGTCAGCTGTAAAATTTGCAATTACTGCATTACTAGGAAAGTATGAAGATTCAATGGGACGTGATTCAAAAATAGTTACTGGCAAAGAGTCATCTACTGAAAACTACAGGAGTATGGCAGAAGTTGTCAGAGACATGAACAAACGAGAATATCAAACTGACGAAGCGTTCAGAGATGACGTTCTCAGAAAACTTGCACAATCAAACTTAAAAGTATAGGAGCTTAATTATGCCAATGGGAAAAGGAACTTACGGAAGTAAGAGAGGTAGACCACCAATGAAGAACGGTAAGAAGATGAACAAAGGTATGTCTAAATTACCTAAAGCCGTACAAAAGAAAATTCTCGGTAAGAAAAAGTGAATACCAAAAAGAAAAAAACTAATTCAGTAAACGAGCAGAAACAATGCCCTAGTGGTTTCTACAGAAACAAGGATGGTAAGTGTGTTCAAGCTGGAGTAGGCCCACAGTTTAAACCATAAAAAAATGGCTCGAAAAAAAGGTGTAAGTCTGTCTTTGGGTCGAGGTGAGAAATCCCGCAAGGGCGGTCTTACAGCTAAGGGCAGAGCAAAATATAATAGAGCTACGGGCTCTAACCTCAAGGCTCCTCAGCCAGGGGGTGGTGCTCGTAAGCGTTCCTTTTGTGCTCGCATGAAGGGAGTCAAAGGGCCAATGAAAAAGCCCAATGGAAAGCCAACTCGTAAAGCGTTGGCACTACGTAGATGGAAATGCTAATGGCTAATTTAAACGGAAACGGAAAAAAGAAAGTTAACTCAGTTAACGTACAATTTGCTTCAAACTTTTTTGGAGTTCCAAAGAGTATTCGAGAGGCTAACAAAAGATTATCTGGTCAAGGGCCTCATAGTACTAAAGACAAAGGAGATGTTTTAAAGTACTATGGCAATAAAAAAGGTAAAGCGTAATGGCACATAAGAAAGGGTCTAAATGTGGCTGTAAACATGGGGGTAAGAAGAAGTAATGGCTAAACTATGCCCCAGAGGAAAAGCAGCTGCTAAAAGAAAGTTTAAAGTTTACCCCTCTGCATACGCTAACGCATACGCTGTTAAGGTATGTAAAGGACAGGTAAAAGCTGGCGGTAAAAGAAAGACTGCTAAAGGATATACTAGAGGAAAAAGAAGATGAGTCTAAGACGATGGTTTAAAGAGAAGTGGGTGGACGTAAAAACTGGTAAGCCATGTGGCAGACAGAAAGGCGAAAAGCGTAAAGG